TGACGCATTTATTTGGATTCTAAAGTTAGACGCATTATTAAATGTCCAAATATCTCCCTGAGGAATGCTTGTAGTTGGTAGAGTGTATGTGCGAGCTGCCGTGGGGGTACATAATTGATATCTACCATCTGCATTTGTAAAGATTTTATTACTATCATTTGCAGCAACAATAGCTAAAGTATTAGATGGGTTGCCCCAAGTTAAAGTTCCTGAGGTATCCGTAGATTGAAGGAATTGGCCGGCAGAAGGAGTAGTAATAGGTAGAGTAATAATAACATCATTAGCCGCTACAGCTCCACCTTTTAATGTAGTATAAAAAGTATCACTAGCATTATTAAACCGAATAGCATTTCCACTATTTACTACAGTTTGGCCTAAAGTTTTATTTGTTAAGGTTTCTGCATTTGCTAAAGTAGCTAAAGTACCAGTAGTTGTAGGTAAAGTTATTGTAGCTGCGCCACTTACTAAGTTTGTTGCAATGTTGCCGGACAATGTTTTGTTTGTAAGGGTTTGGGTTGAAGTAAGGGTAGCTACAGTATCCGTTACCGCAGGTAAAGTTAATACAGCTACTCCATCTGGTTTAAGGTTTGCCGCGGTATTACCCGTAATAGTTTTATTAGTAAATGTTTCGGTACCTGCTAATGTAGCGAGTGTGCTCGTAACTGTTGGTAAAGTAATTGTAGCTGCTCCGCTTACAAGGTTGGTAGCTATATTACCGCTTAATGTTTTATTAGTAAGAGTTTGAGTAGCTGCTTGAGTAACCAGGGTATCATTTGCTCCAGAATCGGGTATTGAAAATGTACGTGTAGTGCTAGCAGGTATAGCCGATACATCAAATTTTGCTTGTTTAGTAGTATCCCCAGCATGTTGAATAGTAAAGTTTGTATCTTTAATATTAATAAGGGAAACAGTACCACTAAGGTTAATAGCCCCACCAAGAGTAAGTTGTAAACTGTTCCCAGCCCCATCAATAAAATATAACTCATTATTAAGAACATAGAAACAACCTTTATCTGCAGCTCCTATAGTAATGGAAGAATTGTTATAAAACCGCAATGTGCGAAGATTAGTGGCATTACTTGTTTGTTGAAAGCTTAAATCACTAGAAATATTAAGGCCAGCGGGTGTAATTCTAACCCCATTACCAGAACTGTGATCATGTGCATCAATTACTGATTGAGCAGCGTTTATTAAGTTAGCGTATTCAGGCCCAGAAGTTAGTAAAACATCTGGCAATACAAGATTCATATTTGGGGTTGTGGTTGTCATTTGTTTTCCTTAAAAAAATAAAAGATCTACAGTAGCATCTGCATTGGACCTTAAAATAATAGAAGCTGTGGGTATTGGATTAGTAGTAGGAGAAGTAAACACGTGGACAGCGGCATTAGCTTTAATGATAACATACCCCGTAACATTTTTATTTAATTTGTGTTGTATTGGGTTGTCTACTCCATTTACAAATTCCACATTCTTGACAATAGTTAATTGATTTAAAAGAGGATTACCATATAAAGAACTAAATACTCTAGATACGTTGTTGTTTAACTCTTGAGTTTCACGAGTAGTTGCATTAACTTGGGTGTAAGGAAGCATTAATAAAACCCTCTAAATGGTAGTATAGCTCCTAGATTAATAGATTCCTCATCCACTACATAATTAGCAGATCCGGTGTCTCTTTCTCGTAATGAACTTTTTAGTTGTAAAAGAACTTGATTTCGTTTAAAATCTAAAGCTGAGGGATCTGATTCTTCCTTGGCCTTCATCATGGCACCAATGTAAAGTGACATATATTCGTCACAACCTGGCGGAAGTGTTACAGTATCTGATAATGAAGTAATTGTTGCGGGCTCAGGAGTGTACCAAACAATGACTTGAAAAGCAGATGTAGGAACAGGAATAAATTGGATCGTGTCTTTGATAAGTAAATAACGAAATACTTGACCATAGGGGGCAGTAAGTGCGTTAATGGATGATTTATACTTATTTCTATCTTTAAACATAGCAGGAGAAAGTGTAATAAAACGAGTATTGGAATTGTCTAAAGCTAAATCTACACCATTTAGTTTATAGAAATCAGTAGGTAAAGTGTAAGTACCTTGAGCACCTACAAGATTAAAAGCATACGGCTGTGCAAAATAATTTTCTTTGGATTGCACAATTTGTTGGTAGACGTCTTTATAAGCCATATTAACATAACGAATTAACTCTGAACTTGCTGTACCTGACTGATCAATAAATGCAGAGCGACGCATATCTGCAAGGTCAATAGCTGAATCCGTTATTGTTTGTATGGTTATAAGCATCTTAGTCTTCTTTCTTCTCTTTTGGATGATTTAAATGCATGTCAATCATGCGACATAAAGCACTGTAAAGTACTTCAGCTCGTTCTTCTTTTATTGCCATCATCATGTCTTTCATTAGGTCCATTTCCATAGACTCTTCTGTAAGGTCTTCCATTCTGTCTTCATCAGAATCTTTAGACTTAGCTAACATGGCAGCGGCAAGGGCTTTACCATCTAATTTCATAGATTTAGCCCTTTACGCGAATATGTAGAAGTAATACAGCGCCGTTATTTGGATCTGCAGCAATAGGAGTAGTAGTTGAAGCGTTAGTTGGACCGCTAAATTGAATTACAACAGAACCAGCAGAAGCAACAGAATCGGTATCTACCGAAACATCAAGAGTTGTAGGAATTCCAGATTGTAATACAGTCACATCTAATGAAAGTAATCTTTTATAGTAATCTATTTTGGATAAAGAAGAAGCACCAAGTACAATAGTATATTTACCTGTACTGTTGCGAGTAACACTCAAAATGCCTTGATTTTTAACTGGATCAAGAGTTCCGACAGCGCCTGAAGCACCAATTGGAATGTTAGCAAATATACTTGTTACCCGATCTTCTAACGAATATTGAAATTGTTTTAATAGCCGCGAAGCCATAAAAATCTCGTTTCTCTGGCAAAGCCAGGGTAAAGGGCCAACCTAACTACAATGTTAGAGAAGGCCCGTTAGTTATTAGGAGGGTAGAGTTACAACTGCATTCCAACCAGGAGCGCGGCAGCTTAATTGAGCATAGGAAACACAACGAACAATTACGTTGTCACCACTTGGGTCACGAATAACTGTTAAAGAGTCACCATCAAATAAACGAGCAGGCTCACCAAGGGATTTAAGTTTCCAAGTATCCATTTGAAGAACGAATGCTTTACCAACTGGGCAGTTAACATCAGGTACAACAGTCATAGGACCAGTAGCACCAATTATTTTAACACCACTATAACCAACACTTACACCGGGATCTTTAACATCAACATTAGTGTGTTGTATATATTGTTGTTTAGCACCTAAAGTAGTTACAAGATTAGAGAAATCTTTGAAACTCATAAATACATAGTCAGGACGGCCACCTTCACGAGCAACTAAGTTAGAACCTTGAATTAAAGCTTCGTCAATAGAGTAGCTAGAAGCATCTAAAGTAATACCAGCAAGACGAGTCTTATCAATAGTACGGTCAACGCCAAAGAAAGAAGTAGAAGTAACAGCAGATCCAGGAAGGAATGCTTGTAAACCACTAATAGTTTTGTTAATATCCCCAGCAGATTGGTAAATATAGTCACTAACTGCAACGCCAGTAATTAAAGAAGTTAAAGCAGCAGCAGCTCCACCAAAAGTAGCAGAACATAGAAAAGATCCAGCTTGACGGTCAACAGAAACTACATAAGCGCCTGTAGAAGCATAAGCTCTAGCAGCACCACCATCAGTTGCAGAAAATGCAAGGTTCATACCATATTCAATGTTAACAATATCTTCTGGTCTCTCTAAAACAACCATAGTTACAGCGGAGTTAATAGTAGCAGTAGAAGCAATACGAGCAACAGTACCTGTACCTGCACGGAATAATTGAGTAGCAATAGATTTAGTTAACGAAAAAAGTGCTTTATCTATTTCAAATTTAAGTGCTTGTAAAAATGCGCCTTTATCTGACATAGAAGCTAAAAGAATTTCATTTGCAATATAGGCATTTGAATAGTTTTGAACACGGCTTAATAAGAAAGCACGAGTAATTGAGTTAGTAGCTGAAGTATTTGCAGTACTAAAAGTAGCTGAACGGTTTTGAACAGCGGAAACCACAATTGGTTCTTTAGAAACTTCACCAACAAAGTCAGTGTCTTTAGCTACTAAAGCATAAAAAGGGTTAGAAAGGTATCCCATTTGACGAATTGCTTCATCTGGGTAGAGTTGTTTCAACATCGGTTGAAAACTGGCAATGTCGAGAGTCATAATATCCTCAATAAATAAGTTATAGGCGTTATTGCCTAGGTTAAAAAAAGATTTTCCCTATGCCCGTACCCACAACACTTTGGGAAGTATTATGCTTTTAAGATAGTTTGTCCCGACTCTATCTAATAACTCTAGAACAATTGGTTAAGGCATCAAAGCCAATGCAGCTTTAATACGCTCTTGCTCAGTCATAGGTGCTGAAGATTTAGTAGATGATTGTGTCATCTTATTAGTAAGTGTTTTAGTAGGTTCTTTTGGCATTTCCACTTTAGGTTGCTCTACTTTAGGTTGTAAACGTTTTGATTTACTTACTTTTTGGTATTGTTCAACCAACGCATTTGTGACAGCATCACATGCTTCTTGAGCTGGAATAACTTTACCGGTTTGATTGTAGATTTCTTCCATATAATCAATTACGGATTGCTCTGCACCTGCAAGCTCAATAATATCGTAATCTTGTTCTTTAATAGTTTTAGTAATCTCTGCACGTAATTGCATTTCTGCTTTGGTTCTCCGCTCTTGAATAGCTTCTTCTTCTTTAGCTTTAAGGCGATTTTCTAATTCTTGAACTTTATCCAATGCTTTTTTAACAGTAGGATCAATTGGATTTGCACGTTTTTGATCTGCCTCTAATAGTTGCTCATAAGTAATACCAAAATGCTCTAAAATTTCAAATGGATCTTTAGCAGATGATAATCTATTGTAGCTTTCCGCTTTTTGTTTCTCAGCATCAAACGCCCTACGAGCTTCTTCAATTTTAGCTCTTTCGGCTCTTAAGAATTTCTCTTGTTTACTAATCTTAGCAAAGGCTTCCGCCTTAGATTCTACAGATTCTGTATGAGATTTAATAGCTTCCTTAAGATTGCCTAACTGTTCGTTGGTTGGCTCTGAAACTGTTTCAGGCATAGTAATTTCTTCAGTCATGTGTGTGTCCTTTTCTAGGGCAAAGCCCTCTCCTTAACCCGGGTTAGCGAGTTTATTTAGTTGGTGGCATCGGTGCCGGTGGTGGTGGAACTTGAGCAAGTAATTGTTTTACATCGTTTATATACCTCCGTAATAATGCTAATTGTTCTTCAGATCCCTCATTTAGCTGTAAGAAGTTATATTGTTGCATTGCAGCCATTTGAGCATAGTTAATATCGTGATATGGTTCAGGAGATCTATAAACTAATGTATCTAACATTTCGTCTATTTGCTTATCAATTAGCTTTTGTGGTGCAATTTGTATAGAGGTTTTAGCGTCAATATCGGGCATATTAAATAGTTCCGGTACTTGAGATGGTTGAATAACTCCTAATTGTAACATTTGAGACACACTGTCAATTAAATCTGGAATACTATCAGGAAGTGCAGATACGGGATACATACGCAATACATAAGATTCATGTGTTTTAGGAATAACTTTAGTAGATATTTCTCTTAATCCGATATTTCTATCAAGCGCTGAAACTTTTATTTTAGTTCCTTGAAGCTCACGTAATATAATATTAGCAAGTTCAATATGTTTAGCCTCAAAGTTAGATTGAAGCATTTGCCATCTTTCACTTTTAATATCCACCATAGTTTTAAGTGCTTCGCCAGATTGGTTACCAGATCCTGTCTTTTGCATACCTTGAGTATCCATCGGAGTTAGACCGGCTCTAGCGTATCCTTGTTGTATAAGAAATTCAAGTGTTTGACGTAATTCAGGAGGTAATGCAGCACCATTATGGAGAATTGGTACAATACCATTTTTAAAGTCACCTTCCCAAATAAGTCCAATCTTATTAGTGCGGTGTTGCTTATTCATTTGAGCATTACTGTCAACCAACCAAGTTGGAACACTCATAATCTTTAATATCGCTTGCATAGAAACAAGAATGCGGTCAATTTCCATCTGTAATGGTAGTAGCTCATCTACAACACTATTTCCTAACCAACCAACAACTGGTTCATTATAATCAATCTTAACAACTGGTAAATAGTCTTTATCCCACTCTTCATCTAAGATTACACCAGCAGAAACACAGATAACATGACGACCTTTATCCTTATATGTATTTTTGCAATATGCTTCTGCAATTATCACACATGAGGTATAGTCTTTCATATTTCCCATTTGAATTTGTTTAATATCAGACTGTCTAATAAGTTGTTTATGTTCTGGATATAGTTTTTCTAATACTTGAATAGGAACAGCCTTACGATGTATCATTTTATATGGATCGTTATAATAGCCGTCTGATTGATCTATAATAATTTCATCAGAACTAATTCTTTCTATCTTGACACCATTTTTTTCATCATGTATAACTTTAAGATATCCTACACGTTTAATCATAGCATCTCTAAAAGCTAGTTGAATTAAATGAGAAAGGCGGTGTTTATGGAATAGGCCTTTTAATAGATAGTTTAAATCTTCTGCAAGCTTACGGCCTTTAGTATTGCCTTTATTTGTCACAGCTTGAGGAGTAACAGACAAACTAGCTAATTTAGCTGTCAATGTATCTATAATAATCGCAGTTAGGTTAAAAGAAGTTTTAAGGGTTGTTGGGGATATGGACAATTGAGTGTTAAGATCTAAACTACCGAATTGAGTAAGAGAATATAATGATTGATAGTCTCTTTGAGTATATTGACGTAAACCAGTCATACCTGAGCTATTAAGATTATTTATAGTTGATCTATCAAAATCATTTATCTGAGCAAAGATTGAGTCACAAACGCCTTTATCACTTGCTTCGGCCCAATCAGGATGCCCGGCTAAATTATCAAATACTGTCATATGGTTTCCTTAAAAATTATCTATAATGGTTTGAAATATTGCGTCGTCTTCTGGTTGTGTATGTCGATCTATTAACATTTGCTCCATTTCTCTTGCAATGTCATCACCTGTCTTAGGTTTAGAAGGAATGGGTACTTTCTCCAAAAACGCCCTAGCAGCTCG